ACCCGCGAAGCGCTTTTTGCCGTCTTCTGGCTTGTAAGCCACATTTAAGTCCTTAAAACTTTTCATTGTTTTGCCTGTTAATTGGACGAATACCCCGACCTGCTTTTCATCGGATCGCCTTCTGACCTCGGACTCCTCGCCAAGGCTGCACCATGGGTCATATACAAGCGAAACACCACTGGCGACTGGTCACAGTTCTCCGAGGTCTTTGGCATGCCCATTCAGGAGTACACTTACGAGACCGATGACGAGGACTCCCGACAGCGGGCCATCGACGATGCCTACAATGCCGGCTCGCTCGCCGTCTTTGTCCATGGCAAGGACACCACGCTAAACCTCGTTGAGGCGGGCAACAAGACTGGCTCAGCGGATGTCTACGAGCGGTTTTGCGAGCGCTGCAACAACGAGATTTCAAAGCTCATTCTCGGCAACACGCTCACCACCGAGTCCTCCGAGAATGGCACGCAGGCGCTCGGCACCGTCCACAAGAAGGTGGAGGACCGCGTGGCGCAGGCCGACCGTCGCTACATCCTCGATGTGCTCAACTACGACATGACGGACATCTTCCAGCGTATGGGCATCAACACCGCTGGCGGCAAGTTCTGCTTCCCCGAGCAGAAGGACATCGACCCGTCCACCAAGATGAACATCCTCACGCAGCTACGCTCCAACTTCCAGCTCCCAGTTTCCGACGAATATCTCTACGAGGAGTTCGGCATCGAGAAGCCGGACAACTACGACCAGCTCAAAGCCGAGCAGCAACAAAAAAAGGAGGCTCTTGCCTCCCTCTCTGGTCAGCAGTTCCCCACTGACGATGATGATGACGATAATGACGACGACCCCGACGACTCCGAGGGCAAGGGTAGCAACACGCCCGAACCGTCCCCAAAACAGAAAAAATCGTTCAAAAACTGGCTACGCTCTTTTTTCGCCAAAGCCCCGCAACACGTCGGGGCGGATTTAGAGTGGTAGTAAACAGCCTATACCAGGCCAAGGCTGCCGATGTGGCGGCTGCCATGGAGTTCTCCGATGACTTCATCGCGCAGGTTCTCCACGACATCTACCGTCGGGGCAAGGCGCAGTCTCCCACCGACCTCTCGCCCGAACTGTTCCGCGCCATCCTCCGTCGATTCAACGAGGCCACGGCCGAGGGCATCGGTGCTTCTGACGCACACGACCCAGATGTGGATTTCCGCCAGGCACTCCAACATTCCAACGAGGTCTTCTCTGCCTTCAAGGTCCACCGTATGCAGTCAGACATGGCAAGACTCCTCACCGATTCAAACGGCGATTTAAAGCCGTTCAATCAGTGGGCAAACGATGTTCTGCCCATCGCCTCGCATCAGTGTGGGGCATGGCTGCGCACCGAATACGACACGGCGGTCATTCGGGCACATCAGGCTGCCGACTGGCAGCAGTTCCTCCGGGAGGCTGATGTGCTGCCTAACCTCAAATGGATGCCATCCACATCGCCCAATCCTGGTGCCGACCATCAGCTCTTTTGGAACACGGTCCGCCCCATCAACGACCCGTTCTGGAACGAACACCGGCCGGGCGATCGATGGAACTGCAAATGCTCGCTTACATCCACCGACGAGCCGTGTACCGCTGCGCCCATGGGCGACAAGCACAGCACACCGCAGCCGGGGCTCGACACCAATCCTGGCACCGACAAGGCCACGTTCTCGCAGTCGCATCCGTACTTCCCCAAGTCGTGCGCCTCGTGTCCTTTCAACAAGGGGTTGAAAAATAGATTGATGAGGGTCTTTAGAAACGAGGAGAAACACTGCTATAACTGCAGCAAGATAAATCGTGCCATACAGCAACCTGGAGCCGCTACAGCAAAGTCGCTTGTCGATAATGTCGCAAAGGATATGATAGCCAGAAAGACTGCTTACAGTTTCTATTCGTTCAGCGATCGTGAAGTTGCAAAAATCAAACAGCATGGGGTTGATTTGGAATCTAAGGATATATTTCTCTCTGACCAAAGGGTACTTCATGCCTTACGAGATTTCAAGAAGAATAACGGCAAGTCGGTAAGTCCTGACGAGTTGAAGTTCTTTGTCGAAAACATCGCATCATGCAGCATGTATTTCGACACGGAAAAGGCTAACATCATTTTTGCCACATACCAAAACGGGAAAGTGCAAAAGTTTGTCGTTGAACCAAATTACAAATTAAAAGCCAATGGTACCAAATTTATAGCAAACGCATTCATCACAGCAGGTATAACACAACAATATAATCTGGATGAAGACAGATACATAAAAATAAGGTGATAATAACGGTAGGAATCGAACCTACGATATGCGCTCCGAAGACCGCTCGGCTACCTACTGCCATCATCGTTATTATCACCTCTGTTGCAAAGGTAAACATTATATTTCAAAATCAATCATTATGGACGAGAAAATTTTCATCCGTCAGCTCGAAACACATCAAAAGGAGCTGAACAGGCTTATACATCGCCGACTCCCGGTTCTCATCGGACGTATGGCTAAGGACCATTTCCAGAATAACTTCCGTTTGCAGGGCTTCCTCAACAATGGGCTCACGCGGTGGCCTGAAACGCGACGACAGCAGTCGGGTGGTAAAAGTGCCGCTTCGCAATACGGACCGCTGCTTTCCGGCTGCAACCATCTCTTTGCGTCTATCAAATACTCACCGGCAGATGCCAGCGTCATCATCGCCAACGACCTCCTCTATGCGCCGCTTCACAACTGGGGAGGCTCCACGCATCCTGCCGTCACCGACAAGATGCGACGCTTCGCGTGGGCGATGTTCTACAAGGAGGCGGGCATCAAACGGGCCAAATCGGGCAAAACAAAGAAAAAGAAAATGGCGGCTGCTGCCGAAAATCCGAGAGCAAGCCGATGGAAGGCGCTTGCACTCACCAAAAAGACAAAACTCAACATCCGCATACCGCAGCGACAGTTCATCGGCGACAGCCGTGAACTATCGGATAAGGTACAACAGAAAATTACAACCGAAATTCATAACATCTTAAACGCGTAAATCACTATGGACGAACTTTTTTCACTTTTCATTCAGCGCATCTCTGAATGGATGCCTGAACTCACTCTCGTCGATGAGGACTACGGACAACTCGAAGCTGGACTCGAAGAGGAAACTTATCCCGTCACTTTCCCTTGTGTCCTCATCGGCAATCTCGAAGCCGATTGGGAAAATCTTACAGGGGGTGGGCAGCGGGGCGCGGTATTTTTCTCCGTCCGTCTCGCGGTCGATTGCTACGACGATACGCACTACGGATCGGGCACGGAGTCAAAGGTCGCCGAGCGTTTGCTAATGGCAAACCGTGTCTATGCTGCTCTCCAGGGCTTCCGGCCGAACAATTCTATGACTGCGCTCGTGCGCACCAAGTCGCGTTTCTATTCGCTCCCAGCTGGCGTCAAGGCCTATGAGTACACGTTCTCGTTCCGTATCCACGACGACTCGGCGCGGGAGCTACAGCGTGGGGAATAGTTCCAGCTGCTTCGCCGTCAGTCTCGGCACCTTCACCTTCGGCAACGGCTTCACGTTTACAGTACCACCCTCCCTGCACTTGCGTCTGATGATGCTCATGATGCGCTCTTCCGAAATAAAGAACTCACGTTCTGAAAGAAGCTTAAGGGCATCATCAAAACGTAGGCGCTGCACCTCCGTCCAGTAATAGTAACGGCGGTACAGAGCCTCGTCCCTCAGCTTTATCAGCTCTTTATTCCTTCCTTTTTTCATAGTCTGCAAAAATAAACTTTTTCCCTTAAACCGCAAGCAAAAAGCCACCTAAATCGTTCATATTTAGGTGGCTTTATTCATCTTGCGCCCTCCAAAGGCTCAGAAAGGCTCAAAAAGGCCCAGCACATCATCACAACCTGCAGAAGCTCGGCTCTATGCGGCTCCACACACCGTTCTCCGGATTGCGCTTAGAAAAGTAGTAGTTCGTCGCCGTGGCCTGAACCACATTGGCTTCCTTGAACAGACGCATGATTTCTGCATACTCCTCGTCAAAGCGGTCCTCCAGCTCATAAAGCTTCGAGATGCTCTTGTAGTCCAGGTCGCCCGTCTTGTTGCGCTCCAGAAGCGTCATCGCCATCTGGTACATCGGGTCCTCCACGCCCTTCTCGCTCGCCTCCATGTAGCGTTTCAGGTAGTCCACAAGGCGCTCGGCCGCAAGGTCTGCACGCTCGTCAAAGCCCTTCACCTTGTTAAACTTCACCTCAAGTTTGAAGTCCCCGTCTGTGATCGTGTAGCTCTGCTGGCTCTCGTTCTTCACGGCGCCATACTCGCGCATGAGTTTCGTGAAAGCTGTCACCTCGTCGTCAAGCCATTTCTTGAAGCCCGAAACCTCGCTCTCCAAGTTCTCCACTCTGCCCAGAACGTCATGCATAAACTGCCCACGCAGCGCCTCGTAGCTCTCGCGCTTCGCCATGCGGTCGTTCTTTACCTCGGTCTGCAGCCGTGCTAACAGCTCGGCACGCTGCTCCTTTGTCATACCCTTCAAGGGGTCCACTGTCTCGTTCTTTGTTTCCATTGTCTTTTCTTTTTATGGGTTCATTACTCGTTTTCTTTCTTCTTGCGGTTCATGGCACGCAGTTTCGTGTTCAGGGTTGCCAGTTCCTCGCTGTCCAGGAAGCGGAATGCCTTGCCCGCTATACGTTTGTCCTCGCAGAAGCGGTCCACGGCTTGCCAGTCTGCCGTGTTCACACCCCACAGCTGCATCTGGTGCAGCACGCCGCTACGCGCCTTGCGCTTCGCCTTCAGCAGAGCGGCACGCCGTTCGTCGTAGCCCGCCACACGTTCCATTTCCTTGCACATCAGTTCATACTCCTTGTCGGTCATCTGGCGCAAGTGCTCTGTTCTCTCGTTGGTAAACTGCCTCACAAGGGTCTCCTTGTCTGCGCCTGGCAGAAGCTTCAGCAGCTTGTAGAACTTCCCGTAGTTATCGACGTGGTTCATGCTCAGCCTCCTTTTCTTTCCATTTCAGCCAAGCCTCCCTCGCCACGGCAAGTGTCGTCGGCACGTCCCAGGTCAGCCCGTCGGCTGGCAGTATAGGCACGTTGTTGAAACATACGTACACCTCACCGCTGAACTCGCGAGCCTGAACTATTGCTTCGCTCTCTCTAACTAAGGCAGCAGCCTTCTGTGCAGCCTTTCTTTCTCTATGGGCCTTGCGCTTTGCGCTAAGCCACATTTTAATGTTTGTCAGTATTTCCATTTTCATTGATGTTTATTGGATTTACAGTTGCTTCATCTTCAAAAAATGCAAGGTCTATATCTGCAAGCAGTGTCGTTTCAAACCTAAAAGACAATTTGCAAGCCGATGCTGGAAGACCGACTTCCTGCATCTTTTCCTCAAACTTCTTGCGGTACGTCTCTTTTATTTTATCCTCTATGCCTTTCCGCTTCTTGTCAAGAACAATGCCGAAGCGTAAAGTCCTGCGTGAACCATAGACATTCGTTGTTACGGTCAATATCCCAATATATATCATTTCTTTTCCGTTTTACTTGGTTTCCACTTGATGGTCACTTCGGCGTCCATCTTGCCGCTGCCCTCACACACAGGGCAGATTTTCCATTCACTATCGTTCGGGCTGCTCCGGTCACCAGCAAAGCCTCCGTTGCCATGACAGTATTCGCAAGTATATCCTCGGCTCTCGATCCGTTCTTCCTTGCTGCCGTAAACTGGTGGCGTCAGCCATATCATTCGATGCTTACTGCTCATTGTTTCTCGCGTTTATATGTTACTTTCTCATAAGTGTGCCACTGGATTATCCGTGCCGCAAACATCAGGTCGGTGGTCTCCAGCACCACACACCCTTTGTTCTTCTGGCTGCGGTGTACCGTTAGGTCACATTGCCAGTTACCCTCCAGCCATTCGTCCATCACGCTCTCCGCCTGGATCTTCTTCAGCAGGATGTATATCGTGTCACCCTGCCGGTAGTCGTTCATATCCTTGCTCATTGCTTCTTGTCGTTGTTGGTCCAATATTCTTCGGCTCGCTCCGCCCAGATGGTGTAGTAGCCCTTGTCCCCGAAATATCGCCCCTTCGATATGGCTCTATAGCCCTCCACCCATATCTTCAGCGAGGCGTCAAACATCACGCTCACCGCTGTACGCCCCTTCGGGCGTGTGCCCTCGGCTTGGCTGATGATGACGAGCAGTTTGTTGGGATGCCGTGCCTTGAAAGCCAGATAGTCCTCAAAGCTCATGCCCGTATACTGGTAGGAGTCTATCACCACCGTGTCGGGGCTTTTCCTTTTTTGCAGCCGCTTGTCAAGGTCCTCCATGCTCTCGGCATCCAGCAGCACCATTCGGCGTGCCACGTCCTGCATCCCGGCTCGTATAAAGGCGTTCTTCATCGTCAGGCTCGAACCTTCTTCCAGACTGTCATAAGCCACTCGCCCGAATCGGCATAGTTCCTTGCACAGCTTCAGCACGAAACTCGTCTTGCCGCTTCCGCTTCGACCCCACACGAACCACACACCGTTCCGCTCAGGCTCGCCAAACGCCTCGCGCCACTCGTCGCTCAGCTTGTAGGTCTGCTTCTTCATCGCAAGCAGCTCGCTCACGCTTATCGCTCTTTTCATATCGTTTGAATGTTATTTGAACACCGTTCAAGCGTCCATCTGCTTCACTCTGTGTACACCTTTCTTAACCCTCCTCAGGTCGAAGTCATACTGCTCAGCGTCCTTCACCACCTCAGCTATCTTCTTGCGGTCGGTCAGCCCGTTCGCCACGCAGATCGCATAAACGTCGTTCGGACTTGTCTGCTCCAGCTCGAAGAACTTGCGTCCTATCCTGGAGTGTATCTCGTTATAGCCTTTCTTGTCATAACGCAGTCCCATCTTCATCCTGCGCTTGATATAAGAGGTCGAGAAAAACACGATGCCGCATTTGTCCTCAAGCCTGTTATACAGGTCTATGAAGTAGTGGAACACCCTTTCCGTCAGCTTGTCCGCTTCATCGAACAGCAACACCGGGTTCTCCGTCTGTATCAGCGCGCCGATGATTGCGTCAAGCATGTCTCTTATCGTCATGCCGTCAGTCCTCAAGCCTATCTTCTTCGCAATGTCGCGGATAAAGTCGCTCCGCTTCATGTCTTCCGAGCACAGAATGTAGTAGGCGCCGCTGTGCTCACGTTCGTAAAGCCGCGCTGCTGTGGTCTTGCCGCATCCGGCTTCGCCCACCACCCAGGTCACGTTCTTCCATTCCTGGGCGTCAGTCATCGCATAGGCCATCTCCTTTGCTGCCGTGGTCTCCACCATCTGCCAGGCACCAGGGGTGGCGGTTCCCACCTGCGAGGCTATCTTTCGCCACATGTCGTCGCTGATGTTCTCCCACTTGCCGCTCAGCACCGAGCTTACCGTGCCCGCACTCGTACCGTCCAGACTGGCTGCAGCCTTGTTCTGGCTCGGATATTTCATCACATAGAGGCGCAGGGCCTCGCGTATCTGTTCTTTCTGTTTCTCGTTCATATCGTTTGGTCTTTATTTTCGTTCTTATAGTTTCGATGCAATCTTCTTCTCCATCGGAAGCGGTATTCTCGGCGTGTCGCCATCATCACCGCCCTCCATCACGTCCAGCCAGTCGTCAAGGCTCAGCGATTTCGTGTGTCTTCCCAGCTGGTACTGCTCAGGCGGCTGCGAGTAACGCTCCATGCGGTGGTCTATCTGCCGCTGCACGGCTGCCGTCGTGCCCTTCAGCTTCGGACTGTGCAGACCCTGCTGCTCCGCGTCCGTGCCATGCTCGGCGGCTATCGTCCGGCCGGCCACCGTCCGCTCTATACGGTCCTGGAGGTTGGCTTCCTGCTCCTGGCGGATGAACTTCGCATCGTCCGTCCCCTGCTGGTCTTGCAGCGCGCGGTGTATCAGTATGTAGGGCTCTGCCGTCCGCTCAAAGCGCAACGAGCCGTCTGTGCCTTTTGTATAGAGTCTGATGCTCGCAAAGTCGTAAGGGTCGTAAGCCACGATGAAACGCTCGTAGGTGTGTTTCCTTCGCCACTCGTGGTCGGGTACGCCGGGCGAAGAGCACACTTCGTACTGCCGTTTCTCGCCTTTGATCGTCACCTGCAGTCCCTGGTCCGTGAACGTCGCCATGCGTTTCGTAAACACCCAGAACATGTCCACCATGTCGTGCAGCGTCACTTCCTGGGTCTCCTCGTTCACGCTCTTCTCATACATGTCTATCCTACGCTCGCCCGTCGCAGGGTGCACACCCTCGTTCCATTCCTTACGGGCTGCGGCATAGGCATCTTTCAGCTCCTCCAGAGTGTACAGGCTGTCCTTGTTGGCTTCGATAAACTCAACGTTCGGGCGGCTCGACGCCTTCTTCGCCGTCACGTTCTGACCCGTGAAGCGCCAGTCCTTGTGCAGCACCTGAGCCTGAAACCGTCCGAACACGCTCTCTATCGTCTTCGACTCGCCGTTGTAGGGCTGTGTCGGTCTGTGTACGCGGCAAATCTTCCCGATAAAACCGTCCGAGTCCAGCTTCTTGTGACCGCCCTGGTTGTCATAAACAATCTCATAAGGCTTATGGCCGCTCTTCTGGATTGCCATGCGGTAGGCGTGGTATTGGGCCTCATAGTCCTCTGTGTCGCTGATGCAGTAGCCCAGAAGCACCTCGCTCATCGCGTCGATCACCTCATACACCTGGGTCGTCCGCACCTTGCCCTGCTCGTCCCTATAGTAAAGGTTCAGCTTCGTGCCGTCACCATACCATAGCGTGTCCCTGCGTGTCGGAAGTGCAGTCTTGTGCTTTCTGCCGTAACGCTGACGGGCTGCCTGCTCGCCATATACGGCGTCATACCATAAAGGCTCCACCGCAGGGCTGTTCAGCCATTTCTTCATACCGCTCAGGCTTCTTATCGGCTTCCAGCCTCTTTCCTCAGCTATCTCGTTCGCCTTTTCAAACAGCTGCGCGTCGGTATACACTGGCACCTTGCTGCGCTTCAGAGCCACAATCAGTTTCAGAAAGTCACCGGTTATCTTCAGTGCCGAAGAGTTGCCCAGCTTGCCGCTCACCACGCTCTGGTAGCCATCGGACTTCCAAGACTTCAGTCGTGTCTTCAGTCGCGCCAATGTGCCCGGAAGCGTGTGTCCGTAGCTCTCGCGCATACGTTCCGAACTGTCAAGTATCAAGTCCCACGCACCCGACATCGGAGCATTCAGACTGCTGCGGATGGCCTGGCGTCTTGCAGCCATCTTCTCCAGCTCGCCAAGCACCGAGGCGTTGATGGTATATTCCTCTATCATCTTCTCCGTCAGGTGGCGCTCCTGCCCGTCCTTGTCCATATAGGTGTAGGCTTCGTAATACTCACGCGCCTTCGCATCTATCTTTATGCTCGCCTTCGTCATAGCCTCTCGCATCTTTTCTTCTGGGTCACCGTATGTCGCCACAAACCGCCGTCTGTACTTCTCCGGAATACTGCTCCACACATACAGTGCCTGAGTCCCCTCGCCGCCGCCACGACGTGCACACGCTATGTTGCAGCGTTGCACGTTGCATTTCAGCGTATTCGCCTTCATCACGGGGTCTCTGCCGCCCGTCAGCTCGGCAAACGTCACGCACAATATCTTGTTGTAGTACTCCATTTCCTCTTGTCTTTGTTTTCCTTCTTGCGGTTCTCTCCTTACATAGTGGCGCAGCACATGGCTTCCACCTTCTCCTGCACGGTCTTGATGTCTGTAAACCCGGCGTGCTCGATGCGTTCCACCACGTCGCCTTTCTCGTCCTTCAACTCCAGTACGCCCGTGTTCTTGTCGCCTTCCCACATCCAGCCGTTCTCGAAGTGCTGGCGCATCATATTGTCTGCGTCATGCACCACCTCGCTCGCAGGAGCCGTCACCAACTCAAAACCGCCACGTTGAACGGCAAGGCTGCGTATCTTCTTTGCCAGGTCGCTCTGACCCTTCACCGGGTGAAAGTTCAATGCGTAGCTCACCATCTCCTTCGTCACGCCGAAGGCCTTTGCCAAAAACTCCCGCTGGGAGCGGGTTACTGTTATCACTCTTTTCATTGTCCTCTGTTTTTAGTTCGTTATTACTTTTGTTCGTGGAGTGTAGGGGAGTCGAACCCCACATGGCTATCCAGCGCATGGCAAACCTGCCACTCCTGCGGTCTTTCCCGCCGTCATCCGAGGCCGCCCCAGGGGCTTCCGTGTTATCCTTCAATCTTCTTACCTCAGACAATTTCCTTGAACTTCGGCCTTACGCTGCATCCGTAGCAGCTCATCAGCCGTCTTACCAATCTCGCCACATAACATTCAGGTGCTGTAAATACAATGCCATCCTCTTCAGTGTAGCTGAAACTAACACCATCCATTATCAAGACCATTGCCACCTTGTGCTTCACGCTCTGCGTCTGCCACTCCTTTATTTCTGTATCGTTCATATTCTTTAATTGCTAAAATTTGTAATTCTCGGCCTTTTTCACTATCTTTGGCCGCGCGTTTAATCTTAAACACGCTGCAAAGATACAGTATTCTGTATTAATCACCAAATTTTTCGGGCTAAATAATTCAATATTCTGTATTATGGAAGCAAAAAACGACGTCTCCGCCCGTTTTATAGAGGCATACGAGACACTTTTAAGAGATAAAAAAGTAAGCGACAAACGTGATTTTGCCGCCAAGTTAGGTATTAGCGCCTCTATGGTCACAGAAATCTCCAAAGGGCGAAGTAGTGTTGGCACTTCTGCAATACAGAATATTGTATTACAATTCAATATTGATGCTAAATGGCTGCTCACTGGTGAGGGAGCAATGCTTCAGGAAACAGAAAACAATAATGTGCCGACTTCAAATCGTACTATTGAGATAGCCCGCCAAGTTCCCCATGGCAGCAGCGAGGGCATTCCACTCATACCGCTCGATGCAGTCGCCGGTTTTCCTGCCGACAGTGGCGGTGGGGTACGCATGGAAGACTGCGAGCGCTATGTCATACCGGAGTTCGAGAACAAAGGGGCAAACTTCCTTATCCGGGTGTCTGGCGACTCCATGGTGCCGCTCTATTATAGTGGCGACCTCCTCGCTTGTCGCAAAATCACAGACATCCGCTTCTTCCAATGGGGTACCGTCTATGTCCTCAAGACGAGCCAGGGGGTACTCGTCAAACGGGTGCAGGAAAGCGCAGATCATGCCGACAGCATTCTCTGCGTGTCGGAAAACAGCAGTGTTCATCACCCTTTCCTTCTCCCACGCGACGACATACGCAGCCTGAGCATCATCGTAGGACTCGTCCGCCTCGTCTGATACTCACGTCACACGCATCACGCACACGCTCCACACCGCAAAACGTGTCGCGCACGCACACACATAGGTACAATAGGGTAGCAAAGCAGCCAAAACCCCGATAAACAGGGCGTTCCCGACATTCTGCAAAGGTTTAGAACATGCCAAAACGTGGGATTATCCCCACCCCCTAAACGCCCGAAAATAATATCAATCACAATTTATTCGGAGTTATATAGGGGGTCAATCACTTGTTTTCCATGTTAAAAGTGAATACCCAAATGCACACCCTCTCTGAACATTTCGTTTTTCCATGCACACCCAAACGCACACCCAACTGCACACCCAACCCCGAAAAACGCCCATTTTCACCAATCTCAATAGCCTCCAAAACACAAAAACGGCTTGCACACTGTTCAAATCAGTGTTCAAGCCGTTCAAATGCCGTTATATCAACGTTTTAGCCGTTTAAACCATCCTTATTTCTTCTCTTTGTCCGCTCTGGGTCCTCTTATCAACTCTCCCTGCTGGATCATAGCCTTTTTATTGAGAATAACACCTCCGTCAGCCAGTCCGGCGTGCAGCAGCGAGCTCTTCTTTATACCCACCTCATCCTCTGTCAAAACCGTATAAATCGCCGATATTGAGCCGAAGTAGTAGTTCTTCCGCCCATGTATCAAATGCACATGTATAACCTTTGTCATAACCGTTCCTTTCTGTTTCTCTAAATGTTCGTTTTCGCTTGCAAATATACCAAATAATAACTATTTGGAAGAATTTACAAGCATAAAAAGCAAGAAACAAGCAAAATAAAAGGCATGGCCGCAGCCACACCCTCCTTCATTCAACCACCACTCAAACAAGCCGTTTAAAGCCCCGTCAGCGTTCATTTCCATGTTCAGACGATAAAGCACCCACATGAGCAGCCATACGCGCCCAGAAGCCCACGAAATGCCCCACACAGCCGTCAGGACAGCCCAAAACATAACATTCTCAGCCCCGATGTAAAGCAATACCCTTCAAACACCGTTCAAATCGAGCTCAAACGTAAAACAAATGTAAAGCGAATGTAACGTTTCGTTTTTCCCTCTCATTTTATCCATCGTCCTCAAACCCTTTGTAAATCAACACTTTCCCCGATTTCTCTCTCACTCCACTTTTATACGTTTCGTTTTATCCCCCTTACAAAGATTGTGATATGCTGTATATACATCCTGTATTGGTATATCCGTATTGGTGAGATATCCTTTTAGACCGTCCCATTTGGAGTCGTCGGCAATACGGTCATAGTTGATGGCGACTTTCACCTCACCATCCATGGATAAGAACTTATTGTAACCTCTCTTGTTGATGTTACCTTTCGTAAGCACGCCATGCTTGTAAGCCTTTTCCAACCTGCGTATTCCCTTCTCCCGGTTATAGGCATCTTTCTTTGCACGGTCATCTGTATAGCCGACCAGGAGACGGCGTCCGCCTCCTTTGTCATATTCAACCATCTGGCAGTCGCACTTGGGCTGTTCCAGTATCCAGTTCTTGACTTCCTGACTTTCATTCTTTATCTTCGCACCTATTATATACTTGTAGCCGTGCGCCTCAAGTTCCGCTATATTTGCATTGTTCATCAGACCGGAGTCGGCCACCACAACGAAGTTTTCCAATCCGTATTTGCTTACAAACTCGTTTATCGTCGGCAGCATCGTGTGACCTTCATATTTGTTGCCCTCATGGATGCAGTAGGCAAGCGGATAGCCGCCCAAACTTACAAGCAGGCCGAGTATGATCTGAGGATTACTGTGTCGTCCCTCTTTAGAAAAGCCGGTCTTGCGCAAGTCGTCCTCATAATCCGCTTCAAAGTAAAGTGTGGTGACATCATGAATAGCACACCGATATTTCCACCGAACAGTTTTGCTGTATGGCGCACGCTGATGTCCTGTACGACTTCGTGCTGATGGTCGCTAAGTTTGTCAAGATAGCGATAGATTCTGGAAAAATCCACATCCTCGTCAAAGTGGTTTTTCAGATATTCCACCGTAGCAGCCTTGCTCGTTGGATATGCCAGACGGGCTTTCACAAGCTTGCGGAACACTTCATCGTCAATACGATTGAAACCAATCCGGTCAAACGTGCGGTCCAATATCAAGTCGCATCCGTTGAGAAGGATGTTGCTGACATTGGACAGAACACGGTGGACTTCTTCTCGTTCACGGTCGCACGCCTCACGCTCCTCACCATACAGATCGAGTTGTGGATGGCGTCTGGATTCTTCCTTGGAAATCCATTTATGACCTGCATTTACGAGACTGTCTATTTCGTTTGAATCTTTGGCCACACCAATAGTAATCAACTCTTTGTAAATGCCCTTTGTCTTCTCTGCAACAACAACACTTTTTGTTCCAGACCGATTCTTCTTTCTTTTGACAAACATAGTTAAAAAACCTTTTGCGTACCCCAAAATAAGGGTATGCAAAGATACAAAATATTGTTTATCAATTAATTACAAAATGGACATTTTTGAGTGACGAAGTCAGGAGAAATAGAAGCTGATGAG